TACGGATGTAGGTGTCAGTATTAGCACTTTCTTTGTACATAAGTAGTAATTGTTTGGTCATATGGTCAATGAGTTCCATCGGGCAATGATTGACGATAACACGATAAATTTCAAGTTCGATACTATTAAAGACATCCGATTTCATTAAATGCTTGATAATGTTTTGAATTCTGGCAATGGTTTCTGGACTCTTTGATATGGTTGGATAATGTCTTAATTTAATAGATTTAAAAATCATTTCTGCTTGAAGTGGATTGTCTTTTAGATAGACATCAAATAATTTTTCGTATTCTTCAATGTAAGTGAGGATATCTTCTTCATGGACCACATGCTTGCCAAATTCAATAGCAGGTAATTCTAAGCAGTCTCCACCTTTATTTGCATAGGCGAGAACAAAATCATTCCATTCAACTCCGATAACAATTAAAAGTTTGGCAAAGTTTTCAAGTGAAATTCCTTTTTCTCCTTTTTCAAATTGACTTAGGAACTGTGGTGATACGATATCTGAGGCGGCTTCCTTTAGGCTGAGTCCTCGTGCTTCGCGCAGGTACTTAAATGTAGCTCCAAATGGGTATAGATTTTCCATAAATAATCTCCTTACATACTTCTAAGACTATTATACAAAAATTTAGAGAAAAAAATGGAGAAAGAAAACTATAGTTACAAAATACTAGAATTCTATGCTATTTTTTATTTTTATGAACAAGATTGAAACTATAGTTTAAATAGCGAAAAATTTAAATATCTATTATGGTATGATATGGGAAAGAATAGCTAATAAAACAGGCTTGTTATACTAGTATAACAAGGATTGACTTACAACTCAATCCTATTCTATCAGTCATTAAAGGAGAAAAAGAAATGGTAAAAATTTGAAGAATTGATACTAGAAAAATATCATATATACTTTTACAATTACAAGATAGTTATCATAAATTTTTAGAAAAATAGAAATATATAAGGAGTTTTGTTATGAAAAACAGAAAAATGTTGGCCTTTTCTTTACTAGCTGGTGCTTTATTGTCAGTAGGTTATGTAATATCTAAACCAACAGAAGTTCACGCTTTAACAGATATGAGTGTAAAAGATACTCAAAATCCTTTGAAAATCACCTTGATACAGACAGCTGGAGGTGATACAGTGGATACACTTTTGGTTGACCTTCAAAGAAGTTCTACAACTACTGATAATACAGCTCTTGATTTTGATATAGTTAATGAAGATACCGGTGCACTTGCTTCTTCATCCTTTTTTGGTAGATTTAGAGGAAGTAATAGAATAAAAGAGGGAATTAATATAGTCTTAGTAAAAGATGGGAACTACCATCTAGATATTTACAGTTCAGGTGATTTTGGAAAACGTTACTTCGGACGTTCAGAAGTTTTTAGAATCTCTAGAGGTGAATATTATCCGATTAAAAAGGTAGAGATACCAACAGCGACAGAAACTCCAAAACCAACCACTAACTCTAACTCAGGTCAGACTGGCTGGTCAGGTTCTTCTTACTACCAAGCAGGTGTTAAAGTAGTGAATCAATGGATTTTTGATGTTCAGTACAATTCTTACTTCTACCTAAATGCGTCAGGTAACTTTGTTCAAAATGCTTGGTCAGGTAACTACTATCTTAAATCAGGTGGCTATATGGCTAAAAGCGAATGGATTTACGATAAAAACTATAGTTCATACTATTACTTGACATCAGAAGGTAGCTATGCACGTAATACTTGGGTAGGTAGCTATTACCTCAAATCAAATGGTAAAATGGCTAAGAGCGAATGGGTCTATGATAGCAGCTAAGTAGATGGCTCAGGCAAGTGGGTAAGATAAGGAATTAGAATTAAATATGGAAAATGTAATTGATAAATTAAAAAGTTTATTTGAAATGTTTAATGATGAACGTGAAAAAGAGTTAGAACAAGAATACACAAGGCAAGCAGGTATCTTGGGACTATCTATTGGAGAGGTTCCGGAACGCTTAAAACGTGTTTTAAATGCTGATTTTTACGGTGCTACATTCTCTAGTAGGGTATGGGGTAGGAACGGACTACAGCACGGCTTACAACGTGAAATTTTTAGCTCATTGAACCGTATTTATACTAATATGGACGGATACAAGAAAGAAATGAACAGATTATCAGATAAATTCCAAACTAGTAAATATAACGCACAACGCTTATTAAAAACTGAAATAGCAAGAATCAACGCTGACACTCAATTAACAATGTATAAGGATGTTGGTTTTACTCATTTAATATATGTGGCAGAACCGGGAGCTTGTGATATATGCGGTAAGCTTAATAAAACTAAAATACCTATAAATAAAGCTGAAAAAGGTGTAAACATGTTCCCAATGCACCCCAATTGTAGGTGTTCAACATTTGCACAGTTTGAACTAGTCTATAAAGACGGTAGAACAAATCTTGATGAATTCAAAACGGAAAAATAAGGCTTATTTTCCATTTTTAACTAAATAATCAAACTCAAAATGGAAAAATACGCAATATTTTCCATTTTCGTCCTAGACATGACGTTAAAAGGTCTTTTTATTATGCCCAATCACTTATCGGCACAAAAAGGTGATGTCCGTGGAGGTTTGCACGTAAAAGCGTAAGAAAGGATAAATACAATGGCAGAAGAACTAAATAATGTAGAAGAAACTGAAAAAGAGCAAGTCGACACTCAAGAACAGGATCAACCTACTGAAAAAATGGTTACTGTTGCAGAAATGACTAGACGCATAAATAAGGTCAAAAGTCAAAACGAGGAAGCTATCCAACAAGCTGTAAAGCAAGCTGTGGAGAAATATAAAGCTGAATCAGAATTAACTGGTAAAGAATTGGAAGAGTATCGAAAGAAAGAAGCTGAAAAAGAGAAACAAGCGTTACTTGATGAAATAACGACATTAAAACAAGAGCAAGTAAAACGTGAGTTAACTGATGAAGCTATCAAGTCGCTTTCAAGTCGTAAATTGCCAGTAAATGAAAAAGTATTAGCATTCGTTGTTAAAGACAATGCAGACGATACGTTAAAAGCTATCGAAGATTTTAGCGGTATTATCGCTGATATTAAGGCAGAATTTACAAAATCGAAAGCTCCAAATGTATCATCAAGTTTTGGTGAAAGCTCAAGTACTTCACGAACGGAAATATTCAGAAATTCAAGAATCATAAAATAAGGAGATAAGACAAAATGACAGTACAAACATTTAATCCCGAGAAAGTTTTAGTATCGGAAAAAAAAGACGGTAAATTCTATGGTAAATTTACTGATATTATCATGAAGGAAGTTGCTGAAAATTCTTTAGTAATGCAATTAGGTCGTTATATTGAAATGGACGGACAACAAGAGAAAAAATTCACTATCCAAACTGACGGGGTGTCAGCATACTGGGTAAATGAAACAGAGAAAATCAAAACGGATAAACCGGAATTAATCGAAGCTAAATTAGTAGCTAAAAAATTAGGTATTATCTTAGTGGCTTCACGTGAGGCTTTAAACTATACTTGGCAAAGATTTTTTGACGAGATGAAACCACAAATCGTGGACGCTTTCTACAAAAAAATCGATGAAGCTGGACTACTTGGAGTAGAAAATCCGTTCGTTAACTCAGTAACAAAAGTTGCTACTGATAGTGGGGCGGTAATTCAAGGACCAATTAACTATGAGAACATTCTAAAACTAGAAGAAAAACTATATGAGAATGATATCGAGCCAAATGCGTTCGTATCTAAAGTGCAAAATAGACCAGCTTTACGTGAGTCACGTGACGGTGATAAAAAGACTATTTATGATAAATCAAACAACACTCTTGACGGTATTATCGTAGCTGACATGAAATCAAAACAAATTAAAAAAGGTGATTTAATTGCCGGGAACTTCGACCACTTAGTATATGGTGTTCCTTACAACATCACTTACAAAATTTCAGAAGAAGGTCAAATCTCAACAATGACAAATCAAGACGGTACACCTATTAACCTATTCGAGCAAGAAATGATTGCTATTCGTGCAACGATGGATATTGGTGTATTAGTAATTAAAGATAAAGCATTCGCTAAATTAACAGCGACAATTTAGGAGGTAAACAATGTATATTACAGTATTTCCATTTATAGATTTACAGGACGAGGAACACGGATATAACAAAGGTGATGTGTTCCCACGTCCCGAAGCTATTTATGTACCAACTCAAGAAAGGTACGATCAAATAGTTGAAGCAGGTTTTATTGTGGAACAAGTTGAAAGTAAACCAAAAGGTAGAACAAAAGCAACAGACGAGTCAGAAGAATAATGGACGAAAATCAACTTTCGAAAATTAAACGAAGATTAGGTATTATCGACCATGTGGAGAATGATTTAATTTGTGATTTAATCGAGGACGCTGAAAGTTATTTTAAGACATTAACAGGAACAACCGAAGTTGATAAGAAGTACAATTTCATGATTGAAAATGTAGTATATAAGCTGTATGGTCGCAAAGGTTCGGAGGGTGTGACTTCTGAAACTGTTGACGGTTATTCAGTCACTTATCAAGAGTGGGACAATTTATTTAAGCCTTATATGGCTATTTTAAATAAAGATTTTGGACTGGATGGTTCCTTAAGGGAACGTGGGAGAATTTATTTTCTATGAAGACACCGCACAGATTAACATTATTAATCGGTAGCAATATTCACGGGAAATACAACCCCGTCACAGATACTTACGAACAAGGTAACATTAAGAAAATTGTGTTGCCTTGTTTAGTTAACGTTATTAGTAATAGCAAGCAACTAAAAGATTATGGATCACAAACAGAAAAGGTTATTTCTTGCAGATTTATGCAAGAGATTAAACAACCATTCTCAAGGGCGATATTTAATAATGAGATATACGAAAGAATGGATAGTATAGACGCACCTATTAAGGGTGCAGTTAAATTAAAAAGGGTGGTGGAATAATGTCGAAAGGCTTTGACATACAATGGCAAGGTGTCGAGAAGTTAGGTGTAATTGTTAAAAAAAGTGGCAATTATTGTGAAGTTAAGGCAGATATGATTGTTAAAAACAATACTGAGAAATTAAAAGTGAAAGCTAAAGAGAAAGCACCAGTAGACACTCATTTCTTAGTTGACCATATCACAACTAGATATCCTGGTAAGTTAGAAGGACGTGTAATCGGTGAAGCGTCATATAACGGATATGTCGAGTATGGAACAAGGTATCAACCGCCAAAACCTCACATTAGACCGGCTTTAAAAGACATTGAACGTCAATTTAAAAAGGATATGGACGACCTTATGAAAGGTTTATTTAAGTAATGGTAACAGCAAATCACGCATTATTTAGACAAATATTTATTGAGTGTTTAGAAGAAACTAAACATACATTTGACTATTTGCCGGAACCTAATACACCATATCCATTTATTTATGTTGGTGAAAACACTAGTGTAAACACGGTAAATTTTGACGTTTATGGAGACACAGACATCACAATTCACATTTATGGCTTGCGTTCCGATAGAAAAGCTATAGATGATTTAACAGTCGATATACTATCGAGAATATCTCAAATAAACTCAGCTTTTGGTTATTACTTTACATTTAAAACTTGTTCACAGCAAGACGCATTAGACACAACAGACATTCAACCGCTAATACATCGAGTATTAGAAATTAATTTTACATACACAAGAAAGGAAATAACAGACAATGGCAGCAGAATTAATTAGTGGTAAACATTATCTTTCATTCTTTAGAAAATTAAAAGATATGAAAGTAAAAGACGCAGACAGAGTTAAATTCATTACTGAAATGAGTTTAAATATGGAGAAAGAATCAGACGCAAAAACAACAGTTGACGGTATTGTCACAAGCATTGCTGACGGAGAAAACAAAATTGAGTTTACTTCGCTTGCATACCGTGATAAAGACTCAACTACAATTGAGTTTTGGAAAGAATTACGTCAATGGTTTATTGACGGTGAAACAGTTGAAGTATGGAACGTTGACATTGAGTCTGGAAAAGAAAATCCGGATAACGAAAACAAAGTTGAATACAACGTTGACTATTTCCAAGGTAAATTCACTTCGTTTGAATTAAGCTCACCTGCTGACGGTACAGTTGAATTAACATACTCATACGCTATTAATGGACGTGGGGTGCTTAATCACAAAGATGTACTGACAGAAGAACAGAAAAAAGCGGTTCAAGCGGCACAATACGCTTACCAAAAACTAGCAAAAAACAACGAAATTTAATAACGGGCGATTAAATTCGCCCTTTTTTTATTTAACGGAGGAAAACAAATGATTTTAACAATTAATAACAAAAACTATGAACTAAAATTCGGACTTGGCTTTTTAGCTGAAATGAACAAGAGAAAATCGGCACAATTCGAAGGCATGGCAACTGGTTACGGAGCTATGTCGATTTTACAAATGGGGATGAT